TCTACAGTTCTTAGCAATTGAGTTTATAGTAGGTTTTTCTCATTATGCATATAATGACATAAAACTTAAACTACAAGAATAAAATCCTTAATTATGGCAGAATTATTTAACGGTGCCCGGGCTCTGAAGCCTGTGAGTGAGAGAGATGCTCTAAGAAAAGCTATCCTTAAGATGAAGGCTAGGAGATCTGGTGAACTCAAATCCCTCAAAAGTTCATGGCCTAAGTTTAATGATGCCTTCTGTGATGGATTGGAATGGAGAACTATCACCGTAGTTGGTGCTAGACCAGGAACAGGTAAGACTTTATTTATGGAACAGTTAATTTCTGATATTATTGAAGAGAATAAAGACCATAAGTTTAGAGTCCTTAAGTTCCAGTTTGAAATGCTTGATGAGACCAATGGTATCAGAAAGCTGAGTCTGAATACAGGTTCTGATTACAATACATTAATGAGCAAGGGTGAACCTGTGGATAAGGATCTATACCTAAGGTGTGTGCAGTATTATGAACAAACAGAAAATACTGATGTCATAGATGTAGTATATGATCCGTGTACTGTTGATGAAATGTGTGCTACTATACATTATTATATGGAAGCACATAAGGATGATGCAGGTAACTACACAAATGCTCTGGTTACTATTGACCACTCAGCTTTACTTAAAGTAGGAAAAGGTCAGAGAGATAAGTTTGAAGTACTATATGCTCTTGGTGAAGCCATGACATATATGAAAAAACACTATCCTGTGGCATTTCTTATATTGAGTCAGTTGAATAGAAATATAGATAATCCGGAGAGATCCAAAGATGGTGACTATGGTAATTATGTATTAGATTCTGATTTATTTGGAGCAGATGCTCTATTACAACATGCTGATGTAGTACTTGGTATTAATAAACCTTCTATCAGAAAGATTAGGTTCTATGGTCCTGAAAGATTTATAGTGAATGATGAAGATCTTCTTGCATTTCACTTCTTAAAATCCAGGAATGGAACAACTAGGTTAAGCTTCTTTAAGCTAGATAGAGAAAACATGAGGATAGTTGAAATAGAAACACCTCCACAAGCAACTAAAATTAAATTATAATTATGACCAGAAAAGAAAAAGAAAAAGAGTTCTTTGCTTATCAAGCTGATAAGTTTAGAAAAGCTCAAATTTCTGATCCTTATTTTGTCCTAAAAACTGCTTTCTTTCAGAAAGGTAAGTATGGCAAACAGGTTCAGTTATTTGAAAGTGAATTAAAGAGAGGTGAGGATGTCTATATTGAATTCATTGATATTGTTAGAGATGAATCTGGTAGAGACAAAAACATTGAACCTGCCTATGATGACAGACCTCTTTTTAAATGTAAATTCAATCCTTATTATTCAGAAGAATATGATGTTAGGGATGGTACAAATACAGCAGGTGAATCATATCAAGCTTATATAGTTCCAATATCTGAATTAATGGTTATTATGCCTGATGGTGAAGAGATTACTTATAATCTTTATGAGAAAAGAAAAGCTGAAGCTCCTAAAGAACAAGTTACTTTATCAGTATTTCCAGATTTTGAAGAACAGTATATTCCAAAACTTAAAGATACTAAAGAAGATTTATCTATTGATGAGTCTGCATCTGATATACTTTTAAGAATAGCTGGAGACTTTCAAAAACTAGCACAAAAATTAAAGTGATATGAGTATAGTACTTCCAACTAAGAAAGTCAAAGCTGAGAGAGTTAATCCAAAGAGATTAATTATTTATTCAAAGCCAAAGACTGGTAAGACTACAGCATTTGCTGGTCTTGAAGACAATTTAATTCTTGATTTAGAGAATGGTGCTGATTATGTAGAAGCACTCAAAGTAAAGATTGGTTCTTTACAAGAGTTGTTAGATGCAGGAAAAGCAATCAAAGCAGCAGGTAATCCATACAAGTATGTTACAATAGATACTGTAACTGCATTAGAAGATATGGTTATGCCTCTTGCAATTAAACTTTACCGTGCTACAAGCATGGGTAAAAACTATGATGGAGATAATGTCTTATCCTTACCAAATGGTGCAGGATATTTATATTTAAGACAAGCTTTCTTTCAAGTTTTAGATTTTATTGATACATTAGCACCCCATATTATTCTATCTGGTCACATTAAAGACAAACAGGTAGATGATAAAGGTGAGATGGTTCTTGCTGCAAACATTGATTTGACAGGTAAGATTAAGTCTTTGATCTGTGCTAACGCAGATGCAATAGGTTATATGTATAGAAAAGGAAACAAAACTATTTTGTCATTTAAAACAAGTGAAGAGGTAACTTGCGGTGCAAGACCTGAACACTTACGTAATGAAGAAATAGTGGTAACAGAGATGAATGAATCTGGTGAGTTAGAATTTCACTGGGACAAAGTTTTTATTTAACAATTAAATTTTAAGAAAAATGGCATTAAGCACAACTGATTTGGGCACAGGAGGCTCAGGACTACCAAAAACAATTACCCCAGGTAATCATGTATTAAAAATTAATAGCATTGAGCTAGAAGATTTTAGATTTATTGATGGTGCATATCATCTTATGTTACATGTAGAAACTCAACCTATTGAAGGTTTTGAAGGTTTTCTTATTGACAAAGATGATGAAAGCAAAGGAAGATATGAGGGTCAGATTGGTAGAGTTAAAGCAAGTCAATATGCATTTGCAGATGGTGAAACTAAATCTGGTATTAAAATTCAGAGAGATAGATCTGTTTTGATTTTCTTAAGGACTTTGGCTCATGCTATGGAACTTGACTCATGGTTTCTTGAACAAGATGGTCAGCATGAAACAATTGAAGACTTTGTTAAAGCATTCAATGATACTGCAGACTTTAGAGGTAAGTTCTTAGAATTCTGTGTTGCTGGTAAAGAATATGAAGGCAAGACAGGTTATACTAATTATGACATGTGGCTTCCAAAAGCTGAAGGTAAGAAATATGCCTTTGGTGCTATTGAGGGTGGTGTAGTTATTCCTTATGATGAAACTAAACATCTTAAGAAATTAGAAGTTAAAGAAGTTAAATCTTTTGGGGATGATGATGTTTTTCAGAGTTCAAAGACATCTTCTGATTTTAGTTTAGACTAATACTTACTCTTTTTAAAGGGGGAGTTTTTAGTTAATAACATTTCAACTGAAATCAAGGGCTCCCCCTTTATATTTTATTGGTTATGATTTTAACAAGGAATATTATATCTGATTTAGATGAAGTACCTAAAGAATGGGTATTTGAGTATTATTTGAACTTAAGAGAAAAACTTACAGGACAGAACATAAAGATGCTATCTGCATTTAATGTTAAAGATAAAGTGCCTAGCATGTTTGTTTATCAAGATAATGGTAAGTATAAGTTCAAGGATTTTTCTTCAGGATTTCAGGGTGACCAAATAGAACTTGTTAAGTATTTATTTCAATATGATACTAGAATTAAGTCTATTTCACGCATATTAAGTGATTATCAGGAGTATTTAAAACATAATGCACCTGTAGAAAGAGGTCCTATACAGTTCTATGATAAGTTCAAAGTTGTAGATTTTGAAATGAGACACTGGAATACATTAGACCAAAAGTATTGGACACAATTTAAAATTGGTTCTAGTATCTTAAGTCAGTATAATGTAGTTCCATTGGAATTCTTTACAATGTCTAAGACTGAACCAGATGGTTCTATTACAAGCTATAAGTTTTCTAGACCCTATGTTTATGGTTATTTCCGTGAAGATGGTGAGCTCTATAAAATTTATATGCCAAAGGTTCCTGAGAAAAAGTTTATTAAGATCCAGAACTATACTCAAGGTATGGATCAACTGAAGTATGATTCTAAGTATTTACTGATTGTGTCTTCTCTTAAAGACCTTATGAGCTTTAGAAGACTTGGTATTGGTAATATAGAATGCATTGCTCCAGACAGTGAGAATACTATGATAGGTGAGTCTATCATCAAATCACTTAGTAAACGGTATAATTCTATAATTGTACTGTTTGATAATGATGAACCTGGTCTTAAGGCTGCTAAAAGATATCAAGATAAGTATGGTATTAAATCTATTAATCTTGACATGTCTAAAGATCTATCAGATTCTGTGAAAGATCATGGTGTTGAAGCTGTTAGAGATAAATTATTATCTTTACTAAAACAAGCAGTATGAGTTGGTTATACAAAGGAGAAGTATTTAATGATAGCAAGATCCCAGAAGGAGCCGTTGGGTTTATATATGAGATGGAAGCTATCATTGATGGTAAGTCTGTTAGATATGTTGGCAAGAAGAACTTTTATTCCACAACTAAAAAGAAGTTTGGTAAGAGAGCTGTTGCTAATATGGAAGACAAACGTGCAAAGAAGTATACTATCCAGGTAAAACCTAACTATCAGAATTATTACAGTAGCAATAAAGTGCTACAAGATGCACATAAGAATGGAATTCCCATTAAAAGGTTCATGGTAAGAATCTGTTTTTCTAAGACAGAACTAACATATCATGAGACTAAGTACCAATTTACAAGAGAGGTACTAGAAAAAGAAGAATATTTAAATGCCAATATCCTTGGCAGGTTTTACAAAATTAAATAGTTATGAATGAAACAATGATGACAAGCCTCCTGATTCAGTTGGCTGACCTTGGTGTGACTGGTATCCAAGTACGTTATGAAGGCGGTGGAGACTCTGGAGCAATAGAGGAAGTACTTTATACAACAGATAAACTACCTGAAAATGAAGAAGATGCATTTGATGAAATTAAATCATTAAATCCATGGGATCCAGGACCACAAAATCTAAGTGTTCTTGACTCAGGTTTATGTTCTGATATTTCAAATTTTGCTGAAGAAAAGATCTTGAATGATGTAGAAGATTGGTGGAACAATGATGGTGGCTATGGTACAATGTGCATTCTAATACCATCTGGTAAGTATCAATTAGAAAATAATATTAGAATCACTGAAGTGGAAACATTTAATCATGATGGTTCTTTAATTGATCAATCTTTATAATTATGTCACATCCTGTAGAACATGCAAAATCATCAGCTAGAAAGTTTGGTGGTTCTTGGTTAGATTATTTAGAGATTCATGAGTGGTTTGATGCTACAAAAGCATGGATTGGTCA